ATTACATCTCCGAAAGCGGCTGAAGGGAGCATAAAACAGGCAATAAGTAGCAGTTTTTTCATTTAATACCCACATTATTGTTCTTATTATCTACTATAACGTCTTTTTTGTTGTTATTTCTATTACCTTTGATGGATAAACCGAGCGATGCAGTCGATGCGCTGAAAATACTTGCAATAAATGTCGGATCAAAATCTACAATCTTTTTGCCGTCTGCTGGTTCATAGTATGAAAGGCTTAACAGCGTGGCCGACCAAATCAGAATACAAATTTTTACGACTGTTTCAACTTTGCTTGGTTCTTGATCATCCATAAAAGGTAACTACCTAAATGTGTGAGGAGATAGCGTTTTAAAGCTAATATAGGTAGTTAGCCAAAAATAGCAAATATTGGTATGTTTGGAAAGAAACATATTAGAAAAATGACAGCTTTATTAAAACCATTACTTTTAAATTTTGCTAGAAGTGAGAGTCTCAGAAAATTGTGTTTAGAAATCTTACGCTACTGCGTAGATAAAACTGATAATGATATTGATAATTCTTTAGTTGATTTATTGGAAAGTAAATTATTTCCAGTCAAATGACAGACGATGACTTTTTCAATATAAAACTTGAAACACCACCACCAGAATTAGAACTTTCTGTTGAGATGAGATGTAGAGAAGTTATGAACAGTGATAACTTTGATGACGTTAAAAAATATTGCATACATTTAATTAGATACCAGATGAAACAAGATGTATTCTTGGCTGGTATGTTAGGACGATTGGCAGAATTAGAGGCTTTACATGTGATGAGACAAATGAAAAAAGAAAAACTTAGAAAGAAAAAATTTAAAGCAAAAAAAACTCTACGAGACAGACTTAAGACTATGTTGAGCGTGCTCAGATGACCTTCCATCTTCCCAGAAAACTTTATAGTAGTACTGAGGTACTCCCAGTTTATTTTTCCGTGTAAGAGCTTCTTGGATCGTTCCAGTATATTGTGAATATTTACTGGCTGAATATCCAATCGTATGATTTCTTTTTACGGATTGGTTGATTTTAAATTTTTGTCCTACTGGCATTTTATTCGAGTGAGTTTTCATATTCTCTGATTTCGCTTGGTTCAAAGTCTTTTACTTGTAAAGTTGGTAATCTGTTGATTTCATAGTTATGTTTAACAATAGCAGTCCTGATATGGTCAGTGACCCAATCCCCATCATGTACTGTTAGGTCTGCTCTTGAATCACTGGTGATATGAACTCTATGTTCAATACCACGAAGTTGTATATCAAGAAGTTTTCTTAGTAATCCTTTTCTTCTGATCTCTCTTAAACAATCAAGTTTTTTACCGGAAGGAGTTTCATTTCTTTTCATTTTCTAATTCACTTAATCGTTTATTTATAGCATCATATCTGACACAATATTCTTTCATATCTAAATTATTAAACCAGAATTGTTTTTGCAGTTCTGCAAGTTGGTGCTGGTAGTTTTTGATCAGGTCTTTATTTTTCATTGAAATTATATTTTTTAATTAGTGCTTCAATAACATCTTTTGGTAAGACATCTACAAGGTCAGGATCAAGCCACCCCTTTGGTGGTAGCTGTACCATCAAGCTAAACATATCTTCTCCTTTTCTTT